CATACGAAAGAAGTGTTGTTGGTATTGGAGAACACCCAGAGATAGTACAAGCTATTGAAATGGAGGTTGTTAAATTAGCCGAAGCTGAAGATAAGTTAGAGGCAATCAAAAGACACTTTTCATAAGGAAACGAAAAATAGTTCTTGACACCGCCTCAATATTTTTGTATAATATAATTATATTTTAGGAAATAGTTAATGAGTGATAGATTTTATATGCAAATGGTAACAGCAACTGGGTGGGCACCTGGTTACAGAAATACCAAGACGATAGAAGAATATAAATCACGATTTGGCTCAACAAAAAGGAGAAAAAATATGTCTTGGACAGACGAGAAAAAACAAGAAGCAATCGACATGTATGTCGAGCAAGAACCAACTCCAGAAAATAGTATGGAGATTGTAGCGGACATCGCAGAACAACTAGAGGAATCTCCTAATGGTGTTAGAATGATTCTTACAAAGGCAGGTGTATATGTAAGAAAAACTCCAGCAGCTAAGAGTTCTGGTGGTTCTGGCGGTGGTAGAGTAAGTGTTGCTGATGCACAGTCATCATTAACTGATGCTTTGAATGATGCAGGTCAAGAAGTTGATTCAGCTATCATTTCAAAACTTACAGGTAAAGCAGCAGTATACTTTACAACAGTAGTAAATAACTTAAACAATTAATTAGTTTAGTTTTTCACTAGGGTAGTGCAGACTGCCCTAGTTTTTTGCATCTCAACATAATGACCATTTAGGTTTGCAATTCAAATAATCATTTGTTAGACAACTGGAGGAATTATGACAAAAGATGACTTTAATAAAAAACTAGATGAGGCAGGCGATGCTGTCATCACTTACAGAAGTAAGAATTCACGCAGATTAAAATACAATATATGCACTAGAGACTTTTCTACTCCCTACATAAAGGAGAAGAAAAACAGAGCTAAAGAAGCAAAAGATACAGTTCTCCTATTTTGTTGGGATACGGACTCATATCGCTTACTAATGCCGAAGAATGTTACTAGCATTGTTCCATTGAATAGGATAATTAAAAATGATTGACTTAGCAAACGAACCTAGTGTATACGAAAGAGTAATCAATGAAAAAGATAATCAACAAGTACGATTAGTAATAAATACTTTTCGTGGAATTGAGTATCTATCCCTACGAAAATACTACTTAGACTTTGACGAAGAGTGGCTACCCTCGAAAGAAGGTATAACCATACCTATAGATTTAGAAAATGTACAGGAACTTTTTAGAGGTCTAGTAGAGATTTTATCACTTGCAGAAAGCAAATCAATACTCGAATCGGAGTTCAAAGAAATACTTGATGAAATATACCTAACCTAAAAATAGTTCTTGACAAATCCTTAAAATCTTGTTATAATATACATTATGATTATAAAAGGAACACTAAATTATGACCAGCACGGTCGAAAAATTAAACGCAAGTCCCGTTCGTCTAGTCGGTCTAGGACACTAGGTTTTCATCCTAGCAACACAGGTTCAAATCCTGTACGGGATACCACCCTGCAAAAAGCAAAAGAGCACAGGGAGAAATACCCAAGTATGCCTATCGGAGAGTACACTCCTCCGAAGGATAGTACTTATAAGAAAGAAGTTAGTAAGAATTATACAGTTTCGATTGCATACAATAAAGGTGCATACCAAGTCATTCCGAAAGAAGACGTGGAACATATTGGAAAATAGTTCTTGACAAATGGTTAAATTTTTAGTATAATATATAAATGTTAGAAAATCTTATCAAAACAGCAAAAGAAGCGTACTACCAAGGTAGTCCAATCATGACAGATGAGGTTTTCGATCACCTTGTAACAATGGTGACAGAAGAAAGTATCGGTTATAAGTCTACTTATGAAAGAAGATACAAACACTTGTTCCCTTTGTTCTCCCTCCAGAAAGTGATACAAAATGTTGACTCCGCTCCTGATTGGGGCGGGGCTGACTTTATTACGACAGCAAAACTAGATGGAGCAGCTATCAGCATACTATATGGTGGTGGTGAGCTACAGAAAGCATTGACTAGAGGAGATGGTATCGAGGGATTAGACATCACACCACTAATTACAACATTAGTACCAAACAAAATAGATTACACAGATGTAATACAGATTTCGGGAGAAGTAGTAGCTCCCAAAGAGATACCCAATGCAAGAAACTATGCAGCGGGTGCGCTAAACTTAAAAAGTAGTGAGGAATTTAAGACAAGAACCCTCAGCTTTGTCGCACACGGAGTATCTCCATATATAACAGACAACTATGTGTCGGACATGAGAGAAATTTCAAATCTCGGTTTCGATACGGCCATTGATAGTGATTACACCCAATTTCCCCACGATGGAATAGTGTTTCGTGTTGCAAAGAATGATGATTTCGATGCGCAGGGTTACACTAGCCATCACCCCCGAGGTGCTTATGCACTGAAGAAACAGGAAGTGGGTGTAGTTACTGTCCTCCAAGATGTAACTTGGCAAGTAGGCAAGTCAGGAGCAGTATCACCAGTTGCCCACTTCGACCCAATCGATATAGAGGGCGCAACAGTATCAAAGGCTACCTTACATAATAAGTCAATCATAGAAGCACTAGAGTTAAAAATCGGGTGCCAGATAGAGGTAATTCGAGCAGGAAAGATAATTCCGCAGGTATTGAGGAGAGTAGATTGACTAAAGAAGAAATGCTACTTGGACAGATAGCAGACCAAAATAAACAAATATACAAACTATACGAGAGAATAGAAGAATTAAATGAAATACTCAAAAGCAGAGATAGAGAACAGCAAAAGAATATACAAGAGTGCGACTCCTAAACAAACCACAGATTGGTATGTTAAGTGGGGTGCCTCACTAATTTTATTGGCGGCGATGGTAGTAAGAGCGTCCGCCTTTAACCCATTCCTAGACACTATATTATCATTTATAGGTTGCTTGGGTTGGCTCTATGTTTCCTTAGCTTGGAAAGATAGGGCATTGATTATACTAAATGCAGTAGCATGCTGCATACTTATGACTGGAGTGCTTTCACAGTTAGCACAGTCATGAGTGGAGTTTATAATCAAACTTACTTCAATAATCACCCTCACGAGAAAGATAGAGAGGGTGTTCTATACGGAGTTATACTCGTAAATCAAAGAACATTTGAGCGCGAGTGTATCAAAGTCGGAATCGCCAGTGGAAAAGACTGGCGTCATGTTATCAAAAGAAGCAGAGGGTTTAAAGGATACGATTTACGTATTCAGAGAACCTATCACGACACGATTTACAACTGCTGGAAGATAGAGCAAGAACTGCATGAAAAGTATAAGCATGACAGTTTTAAACCTCTACAAAAATTTGGTGGGCATACAGAGTGCTTCAAAATTTCGTCCCTTATTTTACGGGACTTCCCAAAAAATAAATCTTGACAAATCCTGATTCTTTTGATATAATATACTTATAAAAATGAAAGAGAGACAGAATTTATGCAAGAAATAATTATACCCTCACATTGTCCAGTATGCAAGACTGAACTAGAGATTGTGAAAGACCAATTATTTTGTCGCAATAATCATTGTCTCGCTCAGAGTTCTAAGAAGATTGAACACTTTGCCAAGACTTTGAAAATCAAAGGACTTGGTGCAGCTACAATCGAGAAGCTTGGTATTCAAGACTATCATGAACTCTACTCATTTGACGAAAGTGAACTCATAGAACTATTAGGTTCGGAAAAGCTAGGGACTAAGTTGTTTGCTGAAATAGAAAACTCTAAATCAGCAGACTTAACTACACTCCTTCCAGCTTTTTCGATACCGCTGATAGGCCGAAGCGCATCTAATAAATTGACCAAGAAGGTCTCGAACATTTCAGAGATAACCTACACAACATGTATAGATAGTGGTCTTGGGCCTAAAGCGGCGTCGAATCTAATAGATTGGTTAGTGAACCAGTTTCATTTCAATCAATACTATGACTTACCTTTCAGTTTTACTTGTGAGATACCAGAAGTCGACTACGTTCCCCATAAAGGAGTAGTTTGTATAACAGGTAAACTTAAGAGCTACCCAACCAAAGCGGCGGCAGAGAAAGTTTTACAAAAGTATGGATATGAGACAAAGGCATCACTCACAAAAAATGTCACCATTCTAGTCAACGAAAGTGGAATAGAATCGGCAAAGACAAACAAAGCCCAAGAAATGGGTATTAAAATTTATAATAACATAAAGCAATTAATAGAGGAAAATTAATATGGCATTACCAAAATGGACAGATGAAAGAACACAGCAACTAGTGGACTTCATCGGTGACCAAAGCCCTGTATCACAGGCTGTAGTTGCTGAAGCTGCTGAGGAACTTGAAACTTCAACAAGATCAGTATCTTCTAAACTAAGAAAGATGGGATTTGATGTAGAACTAGCTTCTGCTTCAGCTTCTAAGTCTTTCTCAGACGACCAAGAGGCTACTCTTGCTAATTTTGTGCAAGATAACTCTGGTGTTTACACATATGCAGAAATTGCATCAAACTTTGAAGGCGGACACTTTAGTGCAAAGTCTATTCAAGGTAAAATACTTTCTATGGAATTAACAGAGCATGTTAAACCAGCTCCTAAAGTAGAAAGTGTTAGAACTTATACTCCTGAAGAAGAAGGAACATTTGTTGAAATGGTTAACGGTGGTAGCTTCGTAGAAGAAATCGCAGACGCATTAGGCAAATCAGTTAATTCAATCAGAGGTAAAGCTCTTTCACTACTTAGAAGTGGCGACATCAATGCTATTCCTAAGCAGAAAGAAACTAAAGGTTCAAGCAAGGCTGATGTCTTAGCTGACCTTGACATCTCAGAAATGACTGTACAAGCTATTGCTGATGACATCGGCAAAACAGTAAGAGGCGTTAAAACAATGTTGACCAGAAGAGGTCTACAATGTGCTGATTACAATGGTGCAGCTAGAAAAGAGATAGGCTAACTAGCAATATTTAGCAGGGGTGGGCAATCCACCCCTTTTTTTGAGAGAGATTTATGAATATTGCGAGTGCTTTACTAAAACAACTTATAGTTCAACAAGACCTAGATACTTGGGCTCAGGTAAAAGATATTTATTTGCCAAATGAGTACCGAGGGATTTTTGGCGTCTTGGAAAAGCACGTTGATGTTTACCAATCTCTCCCAACTTTAGAAGAACTCAAAGCAGGACAAAGAGACAAAAAGATACTTGAGAAAATCTCAGCCATTGAATCTGTAGAAGTAGAGGTAGACGCCTACATGCTTTTGGATTATCTCAAGAATGAGTTCACGCAAGTAGAAATACTAGATGAGTTAGACAAATATGTCGACAAAACAATTACAATGGCGAGTGCAGAAGAAAATATAGAACAACTACAAGAAATAGTTCTAAACGTAAGTGATAAGGTTGATATTGTTCCACCTTCTGAGAGTATGCAAACAATTACTCTTTTTGAAGATGATGAACAAAGAGCAAAGTATTTACCTTTAGGACTAAATACAGAATACGATTCAACAGTCAAGTTTTCACCGAAAGACTTGGTGTTAGTTGGTGGACGACGAGGTTCAGGTAAGTCTTTAACTTCCTGTAATCTAGCAGTTAATGTTTATGAGGGTGGTAGAAGTGCCATCTACTTTACTATTGAAATGGATAGCCGTTCCATTCTACAAAGAATGTGTTCCATAGCTACCAGAGTACCATTTACAAATATTCGTGATAAGAAAATGAATACTGAAGAATGGAATCTAGTAGCAGGTTGGTGGGCTGGTCGTTTCGAGGGCGGACATGATTTATTAAAAGAGTATGAACTAAATCGAGACTTTGATGATTTTCATAGGAAGCTAGTAAAGAATGAACTTAACAAAGAAAGACAATTGGACGTGATTTACGATCCGTCCCTCACTCTCTCAAAAATTCAAAGCGAACTCGATAAGAGGGTCAGTCGTCAAGACATTGGTATCGTGATAGTAGACTATCTGAACCAAGTTCGTCGCCACAATTCACCAAGTCGTTCTGGTCAATATGATTGGACAGAACAGATTGAGATTAGTAAGAAGCTAAAGACATATGCCCAAGAGTATGAGACAATGTTCTTTGCGCCTTACCAAACTGATTCAACTGGAGAAGCTAGATTTGCAAAAGGTATTCTTGATGCAGCAGATGCTGCTTACTCACTAGAGACATGGACACCAGAAGATAGATGTATGACTTTTAATTGTACAAAAATGAGAAACAATGAAGTCAAAGGATTTTCTAGTGAAGTAGATTGGAAGTCATTGAAGATCGGCCCAGCGACTGCATTGACCCCACAGGAAAAAGATAATATGAGAAAAGAAATGGGACTAGGAGATGGTGAAGAAGAGGCACAAGAAATATGAGATTACTAGTAAAAAATTATGGAGATGTAAGAGTATTTAAAGATCGCTCACTATTTGGACTACCTAGATGGATTATTGAGAGTATCGATCCAGACTTTGGATTTAGACATACTACTATACTATCAGGTATTTGGTACAAAGAAGAACGAGTAATGGAACTTGCATTAGAAAAAGTTAAACAATTAGATAAGGAGGCAACATGTTAATGTATACAGAAAATCAGTTAGATAGAGCATATGCAACTTATGTAACTAATTTGCACAGAATTAAATTAGAACAGAATATTGATATATTTATTCCAGACAGAGAAGAATTTAGAAAAATCTTTGAAGATGTTTGGGACGAAATATACGCAGACGAATGGTGGTTAGATGATAGTACAAGACATTAAAGTACTTAGAACGATGTCCCAGGAATGGAACGGGAACATGAAACAATTAGAAGAAATAGTAGATAAGATGGGTGCCGCCATGGAAGAGTATAAAGGTGTAGGCATATCTGCTATACAAGTAGGATTACCATATAGAATCTTTTTAGCAGGGCCATTTGATAGTCCTGAATTAGTAATGAATCCCAAGATATTAGATAAAAGTCCTTTTATGAAAGCGGATTGGGAAGGGTGCTTAAGTTGCCCTAATACTATGGTAAAGGTAAAAAGAGCCAAACACATAACTTTAGAATATACTTCAGTTAAAGAAGGAAAGTTTGTCAAAGTAAAAAGAAAATTTACAGACTTTGACGCAAGAGTTGTTCAACATGAGTTAGATCATTTGAACGGATTTTTAATTACAGATAGAGGAAAAGCATACAGACCACAATGAGTTTTTTAGCAGGCATGTTTACAATGTTATTACTAGAATTAATAGTGATACA